GAATGAAACTGGTATGCCTTGGTGTAAGGAGATTGGTATTAGAACTTTTAGAGATATTATCAATAGTGCATTTGGTCTTGATCCAAATGATACATCACCAGAGGCAGCAAGTAGAAGGAAGGTAAATGACCTTAGTGCTTTAGATGGTGCAGAGTTGTGTTTAAAAGTTGCTGTTGAGAAAGGAACTAATGGCTATGCCGACAAAAATAAAATGTTGGTTGCATTAGCTGTTAATAGCAAAGAGTACATTGGTTCAACTGGACAAGCACCAGTACAACCTCAAGTGCAACAACAGGTTCAACCACAAGTTAATCCTCAGACCCAACAACCAAATCAGTCACCTAATAACGGTGCGATTCCACCTTGGGCACAGAAGTAGGATTCTAGATTTCTAGCGGCAGGACACCTTTCTCGTCTGCTAGAGTCGGTTTTGGGTAGCACCGATGCCGCAAAGCTACCCAACACAAAGGGGACACAAACATGATTTTAAGACCATACCAAGAGATTGCAGTAGACGATGCTTCAACTGCTTTAGACAAACATAAGAATACTATTGTTGTTGCACCAACAGGTGCAGGCAAAACTATTATGTTGTCTGCATTGGTTGGCAAAAGATTTAAAGTTGGAAATAAAGTTTTAGTATTGCAACACAGAGATGAATTAGTAAGACAAAACAAAACAAAGTTTTCAAGAGTAAACCCAAGTATTACAACCAGTATTGTTGATGGGTCAGAGAAAGATTGGAATGGCAGCACTATCTTTAGCATGGTGCAAACATTATCGAGAGAGAATAATTTAAATAATATTAGTCATTTTGATCTTGTTGTTGTTGATGAAAGTCATCATGCAGTAGCCGATACTTATATGCGTATTATTGATAAAGTTAGACAAGCTAATGAATCTGTTGAGATTGTGGGTTTTACTGCAACACCTAATCGTGGAGACAGAAAAGGTTTAAGAAAAGTATTTACCAACTGCTCACATCAGATTGAGATTAGCACATTAATTAGAGAAGGATTTTTAGTACCACCAAAAACATATGTTGTTGATGTAGGTGTACAAAAAGATTTAGAAAATGTTCGCAAAACAGTCACAGACTTCGATATGTCAGAAGTTGAAAAGATTATGAACAAGAGAGCAATCAACGAAAAGATTGTAGCTGAATGGCAAGACAAAGCTGAAACAAGAAAAACAGTAGTGTTTTGCAGCACAATTAATCACGCACAAGATGTATGTGATGAGTTTAGAAGAGCAAATGTTAGAGCTGAGATTGTTACTGGAGATACACCAGCAGAAGAAAGAAAACAGATTTTAAAAGATTTGGAACATGGTGACGTGCAAGTCGTTGTTAATGTGGCAGTATTGACTGAGGGTTTTGATGCACCACCAATTAGTTGTATTGTGTTGACTAGACCATGTTCGTACAAATCAACAATGGTGCAGATGATTGGTCGTGGATTAAGAACTGTTAATCAAGAAGAATACCCTGGACTAATTAAAAAGGATTGCATTGTTTTAGATTTTGGGACAAGTGTGCTTACACACGGATCGTTAGATGAAGGCGTTGATCTTGATGGAGCACAAGCGAACAACTCTGGTGCTACACCACTTAAAGTTTGTCCAGATTGCCAGTCAGAAATACCTTTATCATCAAGAGAATGTCCTATTTGTGGATATGAATTTGGCACACAAGACAAAGAAGTTCTTGATGAATTTACTATGACAGAGGTTGATTTAATTGATAGATCGCCCTTTAGATGGCTTGATGTTTTTGAAAACAAGCGATGTATGATGGCTAGTGGATTTAATGGCTTTGGACTGGTTGCACATTTAGATGACCTATCTATCGCCCTTGTAAGGCGTAATAAAGGGCGTTTAAGGATTGTTAGTGTAGGAACTAAGGAACAAGCTATTGCGTCTGCTGATGACTTTCTGAGAGGCATTGAGGATAGTGATGGTGCAAAGAAAGGTAAAAGATGGCTAAATCAAGGCGTAACATTGAAACAAAAGAACGCATTAGCTATGTTAGGACAGTTTATTAGACCAATGGATTTTAGTTGGAATAAGTACAAAGCCGCTTGTTGGTTAAATTACTTGTGGAATAAAAAAGAAATTGATGCCAAAATTTTAAGTTATTACGAGGGAGACAATAATGCAGCGTAGTGAAGCGTTAAAAAAAGCAGATTTACTAATTAATGGTTCAAGAGCAAAAACACATGGCGATGCCACAGAAACTCATACATATATAGCTCAAATGTGGAATATTTTGTTAAGGAAAAAATTAAAAGAACCTTTGGATATACATGATGTTTACAGAGCTATGATTGGTATTAAACAAATTAGAAATAGTCAAAATCCAAGAGTTGAAGACAATATGATTGATATTATTGGATATGCAGCATTAGCAATTGAGGCAAAAGATGGCAAGAATGGAAGTTGAATATACAATTCAAGAAGAAAATGATGTAGGTGTTGAGAACTTCAAGTTTGGCAAGATGTTTGTTCAGTTTAGTTTTACTGATCCACCAGACATGACAGTTCATAAATTACATGAGAGCATTGATCGTATTTGTGAGATAAACAAACATGATGTTTTAGGAGTTACATTTGTAGCTAAGTATGACGGAATAATTATGGCGGAAGGTTCGCTTTACGCAGAAGGAGAAGGTAGATGGATAACCCCAATATCGGAGACAATTCATTAAAGAATTTAACTAAACTTTTTACTAGGTTTAGTTGGGATAAAAAACTTAGTGATTTGACTGAAGAGGAAATAAAAGCCACAGTTGTAATTATGCAATTCTCAAAGAAGGTAGAAGAAGATGAACAATATAATAAACAAGAATTCGATAGATTACTTCTTAAATATGTCCACGGCAAAGAAGAAACAAAGCCAACAGACGATGAATTACCCTTTTGAAGAAGTCATTGACAAGACCATTGTTGAGAAGAACAAGTCTGAACCTAGAAGAAGATATTTAGGTGGCTCCATGCTAGGTGATAAGTGTGCAAGAAAAATACAATATACTTATCAAGGTCAGCAGCCTGATGAAGATAAAGAGTTTAACGCACAGACTTTAAGAATATTTCAATTAGGCCATGAACTAGAGAACAGTATGGCTGGTTGGATTAGAAACGCAGGTTTTGATTTAAGAACCATTGATAAGAATGGCGAACAGTTTGGCTTTTCAATAGCAGATGATGAGATAAAAGGACATATTGATGGCGTGATATGTGGTGGACCTCTTGATATTAATTACCCAATGTTATGGGAGTGTAAATCTGCCAATGAGAAAAAGTTTAGAGATTTTAGATTTAAAGGTATTAAGGCTAATCCTACCTATGAAGTACAAGTTGCCTTGTATCAAGCTTACATGGAGCTAACAGACAATCCATGTTTGTTTACAGTTATAAATAAAAATACAAGTGAGATATTTTATCAACTTGTTCCGTTTAATCAAGACTTAGCTCAATATGCAAGTGATAGAGCAGTTGATATATTAAGAGCATCAAAACAAAATGAAATGCTACCGAGAATAGCACAGAATAAAGATGTGTTTGATTGTAGATTTTGTCAGTATTCAAACACTTGTTGGAGTGAAGGGTAATGGCGATACAGAAGGTAGCAAAGTACCGCCACCACCTACGGAGATGGTAATGAACATTATTAAATTTGGCAATAATAAACGCAGTATGGATTCCAAAGAGCTTGTCGAAATGATAAGTCAAAAAGTTCCTGCAAGTGTGCAAATTGATATGTTAAGAGAAACCTATCCTCAAGGCGTAATTAGAGGAGATCAATTTACAATAGGCTCGTTACATGGAGAGGCTGGAAAGTCTTTAAAAATAGATATTAACCCTAGATCTCCATACTTTATGAAAGGACAAGATTTTAATGGTGCAGATGGAGTGGGTGGCATTGTTAAAATTTTGATGGAGGGTAGAAACATGAAGTTACCAGAAGTTAAAGAGTTGTTTGCTTCATATCTTGATAATGAAGCTCCACAACCAGTAGAAAATATTAGTTCAATTATTAAGCCAGAAGCTAAACAAATAAATATTAATACTCCTTATGATAGCGAACATAAATATCTTAATGCTCAAGGTGAATTGCTTTGTTTGGTCAGAAGATACAATACTAAAGATGATGATGGTAATCCAGCATTAGACGCACATGGAAAGCCAAAGAAAGAGTTTAGGCAGTTTACTGGAGGTAGCAATTATCCTCGTATGCCAGATGTTCGTCCATTGTATAACATACCAAACATTATAGCTTCAGAAAAAATTATATGGGTAGAAGGAGAAAAGTGTGCAGATGCTTTAAATGAACTTGGCTATACTGCAACTTGCACAATGGGTGGAGCGGGTATGCTTTCAAGAAAGTCTGCAAACTTATTTGACTTTTCTCCTTTACACGAAAAAGAACTGGTGATATGGCCAGATAATGATACGGCAGGTCGTAAGGTAGCAGAATTAGTACAAGAGCTCGCTTTAAACGCTGGAGTTAAATCGGTAACAACATTAACACCTCCAAGAGGTAAGCCAGAGAGATGGGACGTAGTAGATGCCATAGCCGAACAATTTAATATAAATGAATTTCTTAATACAAATGTTAAACAAGTTAAGAAGAATATTAACCTTCTTGATGACAGTTTGCTTATCAATAGATTTGTAGGTAATGCACCAGAGCAAAAGTTTTTGATAGCGAACACATTACCTTTAGCAGTACCTATAATCTTTTCTGCTGCAGGTGATAGTGGTAAAGGCATGATGACATTAGACTTGGCTATGAAAGTATCTAGTGGTCAGTCAATGCAAGAATCATTTGGAGGGATGATTAGTGAGTTTGGTAATACAATTATATTTACAGCAGAAGATGACGAAGATGAGATGCACAGACGTATTGAAAGATTAGATATTGATGGCAATAGATCTAGTTATGAACATGAACTGCGAATCGTGAGTTTACCTA